AAATCATCAGTAATTGTGTTTGTAACATTAAATTGCATTCCGTGTAAATTACCACCATTTAACATAAAGTTTCTTTTTAAAATTAATGCATTTGCAGTAGTGGTTAAAAGTCCGGCTAATGTAACTGCTCCAGTAAGTGTGTTTGAAGTATTTATTTTTATTCTTAATGTAGAACTTATTGCAGTTGCTTTATTTGCCCCATAGATAACCTTCATAACATCTGTACTATTAAAAGTTCCACCAGCAATAGTTGCAGTTGCTACAATAGTTTCAGCTACTGTCCCAGTATGAGCAGTTTGTGATGTTTGAATAAATCTATAAGGAGTATATGATAATACAGCTTGTTTTAAAGCTAACGCATCAAATACAGCATTTTGGCTTGGTGCAACATCTGTAACTCCATTTACAATAGCATCTTCAATTATAGTTTTATTTTTCCAAAGTGATGTTGCACTATCGTAAGACAATAATTGTTTATCTGCTACGCTTGATAAAGCCACATCGTGTATTTCTGATAATTCATAACCATTTTGTATTCCAACTTCTATTTGCCCTTGCGTTGGATGTACTCTTGTAACCTTACCTACATAAACTAAATGAGTAGGAGCTAGTATTTTTGTTGCAGTATATGTACCGGCAGTAACTCCAGATAAATATAGTTGGTCTCCCTCTGTGAATGCAGAAGTATTTAATCCACTTAAATCGCCAATAATAACACAATTTCCTAAACCATTATTTAAAATATCAGATTGTAATAGTCCAAATGTTCTAGAACTTAATGCATCGGTTGTAGCTAGTGCTTTTGATACTAGTGCTTTGTTTCCATTTGCACCAGAAATATAAACTACTGTTCCTTTTGTTAAAGTAGCACCAGTCATATTTTTAACCTCTCTCACTATTGTTGAAGCGCTACCAGCAGTTGGTATGTCTAAAGCTGTAATAAAAGGATTAACACCATCAGCACCATCATTTCTTAAATCACTTGTATTTGTTGGTATAGTTGGTTTGTTTAATATTTGAGCATCTCCAGTAGTAGCGTTCCAGTCTGCGTTTACATTAACTTCTGCACCGGCAGCTATTCCCGCAAGTTTGTTTTTTTCAGTAAGTGAATATTGTTTGTTTGTAGTTCCATCCAAAACATTGTCTTGATTTAAAACTACGTCTCCTACTAAAGTATTTACAGAAGTAACTGCTCCTCCTCCTCCCGTAATTGTGTTTACGTTTATAGTAGTTAAATTAGGTTGAATAGTTAATGCAACCGTTTCAATTACTGGACTTATATTTATGTCTATTGTATCTGGCATCTTATCTAGTTATATCGCATTCAATTAAAAATTCACCACTTAACCAAGTCTTAATAGTTCCGTCTGAAAATAATATTTCCAAATCATATAAATAATTTCCAGATGCTATATTTATAATTTGTTTGTTTATTCTAAATAAGCCACCAGCAGCGTTAGTAATTGTTATACCAGCATTTGCTACCGAAGTTAAAGATAATGCAATAAGGCCTCCGCATTCGTTTCTCAACTGCATTCTAATTGTTGCACCGGTAAGATTAATAACTACATTATTTTTTAGCAAAGCAAAGTTAACGGCCTCGAATGTATCTCCCTTTATATGTGTAAAATTATAACTCATTTCTTATTGATTTGTTTGCTTAAGTATTGCTTAACTTTCTGTAAGTTTTCTTTTTTTATCTTATATGCGATAAACTTATTTTTTGGCTCTTTCATAGTACCCAGTTACAAGGATTAGCTTTTTGGTCTGGATACATATCGCTATCTCTATTCGTCCAGTACTCTGGAAATTTAGCGGCTGCATTTATACCCATATAATCTATAAATCTAGTAGCGTAAAAGTCTGCAAATGTTCTATGCTTTTGGACTAATATGTCTAACTCTTCTTTACTTGGTGTTTCGGAGTTCTCACTACGATGTTTAAATACTCCTCCGTTACGTATTTGATAGTTTGCAAATGGCAAGTAGTCAATCATAGCAAAATGAATCAACATAGGCTGGACGTAATCTTTTACCAAGTTTAAATAGTCTCCAGTTAATGTCGAACTATTTATTTTAGTTGTAATCGTGTTATAAAGTTGAGTACCTAAATAATTTTGTACGTGCATCTGTTGTGCAATCTTAATAAACTGCATAAACAAGTCAGCATCTACATTTCCGTTTAAAATAGTATTTGCTTTTAGGTCTGTCTGTGTTATGAATAGTGTTGTTGGCATAGTTATTTCATATCGTGTGGAGCAATGTATGCTCTTTGGTCGTTAACTTTTGGTATAAATCCATTCTCTGCAATAGATTTTGTCGGACTAACTATTTCAGCATTCGGACTGTATACGTCTACTTTTGTACTTCTGTCTTTACTTGCGTAAGTTTCTCGAATCCAAAAATGGCGGCAAGTTCCGTTAGGAAATTCCTCAGAAAGTAAGCCTCCTCCCTTCCAAAGAAACACATCATACGGCTCATTTGGATTAGGACTCATACCGAATCCCGGATTTACATTCATAGTACTCATTCTATTTATATCCTCTTTACGATATATCTTATTTGCCGACATCATTTCTTTACAAAACTTTCTCTCTGGATTAGGATTGCCTCCATATCTGTAACGAACTTTATAAATCGGACTGTCTTCTATACTCTTTGCGTTTCCATATGCACTACCGGTGCTTAAATGTACACTTAATTGACTGTCTAGTTTTTCCTCTTGCTCATAATCTACTGCTCTAGAGTCAATAAGTTCATATTGTTCTAGGTCTATCTCTTCTCCAAACTCCGATAAGTCTACACTTGACAAAGTTTGTGCTGGTGCTACTTGTTGAATTGTTGCTTTTAAACCTACTAGAGACCTTATTTCGTCAGCAGTCATCGACTCAAGTACCTTGTTTGCTACTAAAGGACTTAAAGCATTTATTCCGTCTATAATTGTGTTTGATTTTTCTGTTACAGTCAAGTCATTTACTGCGTCTAAAGGTTGTAAAGTTTTAAAGTATAAATCTAAAGTGATTCCGTTATATGCTAATATATTGTTTAGTTCTTTTATTATTAAGTTTTGGAATGGTTTAATAACTGTATTCTGCATTAATATCGTTGCAGTCTGTAATTCGTCTGCATTGTTACCGAATCCGGTGTTATCTTTAATACCCAAAAGTAACGGACTGATAACTCTATGCGATACCATTATTTTACGCATACTTTCGTCTGCAATAAATTGGTATTGATTGTGAGCATCCGATAATTGTACCGGAGTTACAGTTGCAGCAGAGTTTAAATCGTCATTAAAAGCTAAAATAAATTTTCCAGCGTTTGAAGTACCGGTAAATTTTTGAATTATACTTCTTTCGATGTCTCTTTGCTCGTCCTCTGTAGGAGTTCCATTATTGAAATTTAAAAGAAGGCTCGGAGTCATTCCACTTAAAATGTTATTTAAATGGAAATTCGACACCTCCTCCTCGATCTCACAATATTGTAATCCTCCTTGCCAATCTGGAGGACTATAATAATAGAATCCAGTTTTATATGGTTTAATATAAAGTATCTCTTCGCTCTCTTCACTTGTACCAAATGCTGGTATTGGTCTTGGAGGATTCTGTCTAGTTACTTTAGTCCAATCGTCTGCATAAAAATAAAACTCAACCTCTCCCTCCTCGTTACATTTTCCACTACGCAAAGTTTCAACCGGCCAATGATTACATTCTACAATTCTAGTTCTGTCTATTGAGTAAACTACTTGAATAGCACACTGTCCCATAGCTTTCAAATCGTAGCAAAGTCTCTCGGTTGTACTATCGTCAAATAATAACATCGCTTGTGCAAAATCCTCCGGTTTCATTTGAGCGTCTGTAGCGTCTAATCCTTGACCGAATATCATTTGACTAATTCCGTTTACGATTGCGTTATTAGTTGGACTTCCATTTATACGGTCTTGAATGTATCCAAAATAATTATTATCGTCTCCATAAGATACCCACTCTTGGTTTCTTACTTCGATAATTCTAGGACTTGTATAAGTAGCCAGATTGACAATTCCAATACCGGTGTTTTTAGGTTTTAATTCTATTTTTTTTCTCATATTATTGAAGTACGATATAATCGTTCCTGTTTGTATTCAGAGTAATAAAATTACCATTGTTTATAGAGTAGTTTTCAGCACTCTGGTTTGTCGAAAATAGTCTGTCCTTATATAATACCTCACTCGATGCATTTAAGACGCTTAATTCAAAGAATCCGCCCTCATATAAACAAGTTAAGTTACAGTCTATGTAAACTAAATCGTAAACGTTTGGATATACATTTGTAGGCGAGAAAGTAAAGATTGTATTTTTCTGCTCGTCTCTGACTTTTAAAGTTAAAGTTTCTCCCTCTATGTAGTTTCTAGGGATAGTTATAAATCTTTGAGATGCGTTATCTTGGTTTACTATTGTCATAGTTATATAACGTATTTTTATTTTTTTTTGTAAATAAAAAAGGAGTGAAACTAATCACTCCCTTTTTGTTACCGTATAAACCTCTATAGACTGACTTTATTACGGTGCTATCTGTGTTGCAGATGAACGTGAAGTTACTACTGTTGAAGTTACAAAAGGTGCAAGGATTGGCTCTTCGGCAGTAATTGTCAAAGTGTAACCGTTCATATCTCCTAATGCAGTTCCAGTAGAAACTGTACCGTTAATGTTACAACCTCTAGTTAAACCAACTGCGAAAAAATTACCGTTATTATCCTCTACAAAAATGTGTGGTCTTTGTGAGATAGCTTTTTGTAATTCTACATTTGTTAAAACATCCATT